TCAAGACGAAGCTCAGGTATTACTTGAAGCTACTGAACAAGGTGTACTTCAAGCTGCACAGTTTAATGCTTTAGTTGGTACAGCTAGAGGTGGATTGATGGCTAAGAAAAACTTAGCTGGTGCTGTTAGAGCATGGATGAAACTATTCTCATACACAGAGCAGTTAAATAGAAGAACAACTTTCTTAGCAGCATACAGATTACAAAGAGATAAGCTACAAACTGCTGGCCAAAGTTTAAAAGAAGCTTCTAAAAATGCAGAGCAGTTTGCTATAAAAGCTGTTAACACATCTCAAGGTGAATACGGAATGTTTAACAGACCGCAAATGGCTCGTGGTAATGTACTTCAATACATCTTTATGTATAAACAATTTGTAATTATTACTGTAGAACTTATAAAAAACTTAGGTAGGAAAGAACAGTTAATGTTACTTGGTACACTTGTATTACTTTCAGGACTAAAAGGTTTACCTTTTGCTGATGACATATCAGATCTAATAGATACATTAGTTCAAAAACTGGGTATTAAAAAGGGAACTGTAGAAAAAGAACTAGCAGAATTTATAGAAGGAATTGCACCTGGAGCATCACCAATAGCTATGAGGGGTATTTTAGATTACTATCTTGGAGCTACCATGTCTACTAGATTAGGCTTTGGTGATTTAATACCACTAACTGGTATTGGAAAAGCAGGCTCAGATAACTGGCAAGAAATTAAAAACTTCTTTGGTCCTGTATATTCTGCAGCAGAACAAACTGTAGCAACCATGAATTTAGTAGCACAGCAAGGTTTAGAAGCTATAGGTTTTAAAGATGAAACAACTTCTTGGGCTGATGTATTTAAAAACCAACCATTCGGTGCACTAAGAGGTGTAACAGATGGTATATCTTATATGGCAAACGGACATGTAACAAATAAAGATGGTAAGATAATACAAGAAGATGTAAGCGGCCTACAAACTTTCTTCAGGTTTTTAAACTTTTACCCATCAGGTGCTACATACCAGAATGATGTTATAAGAATGAGCAAACAAACTGATGGTTATGTTAAAGCAATTAAAAGAAGTTACACAAATGCGTGGGTCAAAGCTAAGATAAATAAAGATAGACAAGCTATGAAACAAATAGAAAGAGATGTTAGAGAGCACAACAAAGATCACAGAGGAACTGAGTTTGAGTTAAAACGCTGGTTGCCTTCAGCACAAAGAGCATATAGAGCTTGGTCACTACCGGCTGCTGAACGATATAAAAAGTTTGCTCCTAAAAATATTAGACCTGATACACAGTTTTTATTAGATGCATACGAAGACGCAATAAATAATCACTAGTCCTCATCTTGCATTTCAACATACCATAAATCTAATACTGTTCTTTTTAAGATACATTGAATACCACCTTGACCTGAATCAGCAGTAACACAGTCAGCTACTTTATATTCTGATTTAGTTTCTTTGATAAGCCACCCTATACTACGACAGTATGCTGGCTCAATAACATCTACATCATCTACCCATCCAGAGTCAGCAGTATGATCTTCCCAATCTATGATAACTATAGGGTATTTTTCTTTGATTCCTTTTGTGTTTTCTATCTTAACCCTTTTCATACTGTGTATTTTTTACCTCTAAAGAATGCTGAACGATGGAGATTACTTACCTGCACAAGTTCAGGATGAACTGTTTTCTCTTGTGGGTCAACAGTTATTACAGCAAATCCATTGTTCCAATCATTAGCTACATTATCTTCAAGGTAAGGATGGTATTGTTCTGATAAGTGTCCTGTCTGTATAGACATTGATGTTGTGGAATATGTGTTAAATGTTCTAAAGTTCAGTTGGTGTGTATGTCCTGTTACAATATGTATACCTGACCTCATAGAGTTTTGATACGCAGTATGGACACCGCCTCTCATTCTATGTTTAATTAAAACTGTATCATCTACTAAATGAGACATAGCCCAATCCCAATCAGGAAATAAACTTTGTATCTTAAATGCTTCTAAATCTTCAAAGGCTCTACCCCAAGACATAGCTACTTTTGATAGTCTAGTTTCATGATTACCAAAGGTTGCAATTTGTTTTACAGGATATTTAGCTTTATCAATAATCTTTTGTATTTTATTTATTTGAGCCTGAGAATCATAAATCTCTTTTTGTACTGTTCTTTCTTTTGGCCTTATCTCTGTGTGAAACTTTGCAAATGAAGATAGAATAGATAAATCCATGATATCACCATTAGCTACAACTAATTTAAGTTGTCTTGTTTTAAGTAAATCTTTTAATACTTCACACATAATTTTAAAAGATACTGTTTCGTGTCCTTCAAAATGTGCATCAGAAAATACCAGCATTGAATATGGGTGGTCAGTTATATCTACACGATTAGTTAGTGGTGGCAGATTAGCACGTTCACTTCTTGCAACTACATTATTATTGTTGTTATGTGGCATTAGCTTAATGCCTGTTAATTCTTCTGCTTGCTGTCTATAAAAAGACATTGTTCCTGAATCTGTAGATAGCCCTAAGTATTCAAAAACATCTTTTTGCTTTTTCATTCCTGGTAAGTTCCAGGCTCTTACTATATCGTGTGCTGTGGCCAGCGATATGCTAGACCTATTAGTGCTCGGCATGTCCTCTCCTTGGTTATTTAGCCCTTATATTTTCATTTATAACTTCAGCTACATGTTCATATGGTATAGGCATATACCCATCTTCCCACTCTATAGCTCCATATTTGTAGTCATCTCTAGTCTCTAACCTAGATACAACTTTAAATTTTGCATTAGGATCGATGATAAAGATGGCATGAATAAACTCCATCTCTTTAGCAGTATATGGTATGTTGTTACACATAATACTTAATACTTAACACTAAATACTTGTTATGTAAAGTAAAATAAGCACAACTAAAATGAATTCCACTATAGAAAGTGTGGGTTTTAAGAAGAAAGTTTTTATCCTGTGTGGAAATAATAGTACCAGTGACAGGATAAAACCTATAAGAATTATTTCATTATTCATTATTTAATGCTTGTAGTTGACCATATGATAAATCATCTGCCTCTACATCTGCATTGTCAAGTAAACTCTGGAATCTTGGGTGTGTTAAATTAAATCCTATTACATAAGTCTGTGCTAGTTTCACAGGAGTATCTTTACCTAGTGACGCTTTCTCTGACTTAGGTGTAGCAATAGCATTCTCTGCAATAAGTTCTTGTTTGAATGTCTTATAGTCAGCACCACGTATAGATAACCATTTTCTAAAGTGAGTCCTATCAATCATCATAGTTCCTTTATCAAATGCATCTGCTGCTGACCTTCTAAATACATCAAGCCTTATTCTTATATCACCTCTTGGTATTCTAGAGAAATCAGGTTGTGCTTTCTGCCCTGTTGTATGCATGATTGTAACTGATGTATCTGCTGCATCTGCCATGTACTCTGCAACAAGATCAAATGCATCTACTTGATTCTCTTGTACTGACCTACGTATTGCACCTATCTGTGCTAACACCCACTCAGTAGACTGTTCATAATCGTATTCTATTAAGCCCCAATCTTTTGCAAGGCTCATAGATAAGTCAGCAAGGATAATAGATTGCTCCCAATACCTTTCTTGACCGCCAAAACTACATCTATATTTTTTATTAAAATTATCTGATGCCTCAGCTATAGCTGACTGTATACCTTCTTGCCCCATCTCTACTAAATTCTTTATAAATTGTTTACCAGCATAACCATAGTTAGTATGTATAGCTTGATAAATCTTCTTACCAACGTCACTGTTTCTTACAAATACATCAGCCTGTGGTACAGTAAGTTCTAGTAACCTTGCCATCTGTGCATCAGTATCAAGACCAGATGCTATAAGTTTACTTTGTAGAGATTTGTTGGTAGATACTAGTACTGGTGTTGCCCACTTCTTAGCATCTCTTTCTTCAGCATTCCTATTAAGTCTTGCTTTATCACGCCCTTGTGATACCCAATAACAAAAGTCTCCTACCTCTTTATCACTCATCATGGTTACTTCATCTATTGTTAATGGTAAGTTACCATACGTACCGAGACGTGAGAACAAAGCCATCTGAGTATACTTAGCAGCAAAGTGTAACTTCTCAGGATCACCATATATAGACTGTGCCCAATATTGTGCTAGTGTTTTACCACCACCTGTTGGTCCATACAAAGATATTGTCAATCCTTTTAACCCTGTAAAATTATATAGTGGGGCTGAGAATCCTACACCTAATGCAAACATGTGAGATTTTAAATGTGCTTTCTCCATAATTGATGTGAGGTTTACCCATTGTTCTAAAGAGCCTTTAGTACTATATAAATCTCCACCTTGTCTTTGTATTACAGATGCTAGACTTATGTTTTCCTCTATTACAGAGCCATCAGGTTTACGTTTAATTAATGTATTACCTAATAAGAAAGATGTATTATCTTCTTTCCAACCCATAGTTGCGTAAAGGTTAGTCATAGTTCTAATCTGTTTTAACTCTTCCATGTAAGTTCTTAGCATAAGTTGAAAATACTCCGTTTGTTTCTTATTGTAAAGTACAATACCTTGATCTGCTATGGCAGTAGGGAATTCCCTGTTACCATCAGTTAAATGTGCTTGTCTTAGACATAGTTCTTGCCACCCCATATGTGGTCTGTTCCAATGAAACCTAACTGTTTCATACCCTAGTGACTCATCAAACCCATACCCCACTGGGTATATATCAAACTTACATATATCAATATCGGTATCATCAATTGTTACTTTGATACCATCTTTAGTTCTTTTAAATGGTTTAGGCATAGGTACAGAATTAGCTACCTTATCAGGAGCCTCGTTTATTATAGGAGACTCTTGGTATTGCACACCAAGTCTAGCTGGTGAGCCTATCTTACCCCTATACTTACACCCTTTACACCCTGTAGGCCTACTAGATTCAAACTTACTACATGTAGTTGGACCTGATGCGGACTCTTTCCATTGGTTTAACTTCTGTAATGTAGACCTCTCGCTATATCCTGAATGCCCTTTAGACCACTCTATAGCTGTTGTTTCAGGGTCTTGGCAAAAAGCTGCTACCCCTATCAAGCCATACCAAAGAGGCTCATCTACCTTATCCTGATTGTCTATAGCCCACTCTATCTGCTTACATTTCTTAGCTACAATAGAACCCACTGCTGGTTGGTACTCATTTTTAGTAGCCAAGTTATCTAACAACGAGTTGTCCTGTGTCTGACTTTCGTTTGCGGCTGCCGGGTAATAGTAATACGACAAACATTTAGTTAGAGTTTCAACACTTATTGGCTCAGACTCTACTAATACTTTAACTTCATTACCATTCTTTGGATTGTGAGTGCCCACAGGTCTTAATACCAATGCACTATTTGCTGTAAGACCAGCGTCTATCTTAAATTCTTTTTGTATCGCAGCTTGTTTCATTGCCTCAGCTAGAGGTTTCCACTGCTCGGGTGGTAGTTCTTCATCTAATATCCAATACACATGTAGTCCATTACCTGAATGTACTATCATAGGTTTTGGTAATTTTAATTCTGATACAAACCTACCTAATTCTACTAAGCCTTCTTTCCATGATGGGTATGGTTTGTTACCACCACAATCTATATCTATAGCTACGACTTTGGTAGCCCTTACATTATCTTGTTTCCTGTTACCCTTTTGTTTGAATGCTGATATAGCAAAGTAAGTATTATTATTTGTTTTATCTAATCTTTCACATACCTTTGCAAGTTCTTCCACAGACTTAAAGAATCCCTGCCTTCTCCCATCAGGGTTAATTACAGTGGTTACATAAAATCCTTCGTCTGGTAAAACTTGCTGGAGAAATTCCAACATATTCATATTTGCTTTACCTTAATGTTATGGTGACTAGATCCCGCTGGTTAACGACTGGGGATTTTAGACGTAACTAGCCACCATTTGTTATACTATTCCTTTTTCTCTAAAACCTCAAGGAGCCTCTCGAACCTAAACTTCTGTTCTAATGCTATGATTTCAGGCATAGGCCACCCATCTTCCATTATAGACAGTAGTTTCCTTAGCATATCTCGTACCCTCTCATCATTCTTTCTACGGACAGGCTTACCTTTAACCCATCCGTAGTAAGTCATACGAGATACCTCTAGGAGTGTAGCCATATTACTAGTAGTAAGTAACATATGCTTTCTTAAAGCCTCAACTTTCTTAAAGTCTAGAGGTAGCTTACTCATTTATTACTCCCCAACAAGCTTAGCTATCTCAGCAGCTAGGTCATCATCTGATGACACTACTGGTATATCTTCAGGCTCTTCTATTGGGACTGGTTTAGCAACTGGTTTAGGTTTAGCAACAGGTTTGCTTTCCTCCGCCTGGGCTGCAGGAACGTTCACACTTATGTCAACTTGTTCTGGTGCCTCAGACTCTTCTTCGGAAGAGCTAGTTGTTACATATCCATCTTCTTCTTCAAAGTTAAATTTGCTTGCCCCATCAGATCCTTCAACGTATTGGATAACTTGTACTGCTCTAAGTCTTAGAGTAACACCTTGACCAATAGATGGTGAGCTGTAGAAAGCAATAGCTCCATTAACTTTAATCTCAGAACCACCCCATATATTATGGTTAATCATAGGGTTATTCTTTGCATCAAAGACAGATGGTTTGTATGCTGCTTTAGATTTAAATTTAATTAAGACATTACCTGTTTCATTGCCGTCATCATCTAACTCTTTAGCGTATGGTAGTGGAGCACTCTTAAATTTAGTCTTAGGTTTTGACTCTTTAAGTGCTTTAACACCAGCTAGTAACTCAGCATTGATTAATTCAATTACAGGTTTAGCCTCGTCTTCAGGTACAGCAAGAGTAACTTTGTAGACTCCTTCTGCATCAAATTGAGTGTCGGGTTTACTTATATAAGGGTAGTTTGCGACACCCACTGGGGTTGTAAATGTTTTATTAGCCATTTATTTTTCCTCTTTGTTAGTTATATAACCTACCTCAACAGAGAAACCAAAGTCCTCTGCGGTAGCTGATTGTCCACTAGGCATAGTAAGTTCTCCTGTGACATACTTCACATCATCAGATCCTATGAACGTATCAACATATTTCTGAACATCTTCTGATAAGAAACCACCGAAGTTAAATTTCAATCTAGGGTAGTCAACACTCTCATCAAATGATAGTACAGTCTTAGCTATCTCAGGAGCAATGCCCCTCATTGATAGTGTTTTGTGATATGCATTTAAGTTCTTAAGTGATGATGGTGTTATATTTAACAGACACACACCACGCCTTGGTTTATCTACAAGAATAACGGCTACTCTTTTTATATCAGAGCAATCTTTAATCTTGTATCCTTGAGGTGTTATCTTAGAACCCCATGCATTACGTGGACATAATGCACAGATATCGTTCTGAGGTGACACACTACTACTACTAGGTGTCTTACCATCAAGGGAAAAACAATCAGGTGTATTAGAATCTCTATCACCTGACCATTCACTTTCATACCATATCTTAGATAGGTTTGGGTTAGCCCCAACGAACACCACTTCTAAACTTGTATCAGATAGACTGTCGCATTCCCCATCAGTGATTATGGAAAAAGTTGAATTCTTTATAGAAAGCTTTGACCTACTCATTGTCTTCCGCTTTATTTGCTGGTTTTCTTACATTAACATTGATGCGAGTTCCATAGTTAATACCTGATGGTACTACTTTATCTTCTTCAATGTATCCACGGACTGCTGTTTTACTAACTCTTTTCTCTAGTAAATCATAAGCCTCATTATCTTTTATAAATTCAAGGACTGCATCCCAATCTGCTACTTGAGCAAAGTCAGTAGTAGTTAAGAATGCTGTACCTCTAGCTGTTTTAAAAGAATCAACACCTTCTTCATCAGCCCTATTCTTAATCCAAGCCTCTAGCTTGGCCATTTGTTCTTTTATACCTTTAACTTTTTCTTGTGCCTCGGACTCTATAACTTCCTTCTGACTTCTAAGTTTAAGGTATGCCTCAATAACTTTATTTACAGTTAACATTATGCCCTCTCCTTTTTAATTAAATCTAACAATATACCTTGTAGTTTCTGTTTACTCTTAAGCCTCTCATACATCTTATACTCAAGCTCAGTTGCCTCAATATGTACAATGTTTGATACATGCTTTTTACCTATCCTTTCTATTCTTCCATTAGCCTGAATGTATTGCTCATTACTAGTCACAGGTCCATACCATATAACAGTACTTGCTGCTGTAAGTGTGAGCCCATGTGCCATAGTGGCTGGGTGAGCTATAAGAATGTGGGGATCTTTTTTATGTTGAAAGTTATAGAATATTTCATTTCTTTTCTTAGATGAAACTGCTCCATTAACTACTCCAACACTCCACTGTTTTGAGAGAATCCTCTCTAACATATTTAATGTACCAGTAAGTGGTACAAAAACTATTACTTT